CTGGGCAGCGTTCACCAATGGTTTGAGGTGATACAACATTTATATATTGACCGGTTGCGAAACTTTCCCAACCGTATGTATAGTAATGATAAAATGTTTCAGCTGGTTTTTTGACATTGGGTAATAGTCTCAGTTCGCAACTGGTACCAGGTTTGAATTTAAGTACATCTTTGAATCCAGACGTAGGGGTTTTTGATAGTGATTCTTTGATTGAATCGAACATGCTTGTTGTGAATGCGCTCATGATTTAATTATATTATATTTTTTAAGTTGTTTCAAGTTATTTTAGTTATTTTGTTTGTTTATAAATCTTTTTATATATTTGCTTTTTTGTAAACTAGGTTCTAGTGTTAAAAATGTTCTAACAGCTTCATATTTTGTATTATGATCACATAGGTTCATAAAAATGTCAAGTAAATTTTCGTCTTGTATTAATTCTATAAAAATACTCGCTATATTCATCTTTTTATTATTTTTCATAGAAATGTAGCTACAAAAACTGTAGAACTTATGTTCTAAATCTTCTCTATACAGTGATTCAATTGGGTTTTCGTCAAAGTTATCCATGTGATATTGGTTTGAATAATTTACTCAACTCTAAAAATTTTTCTGTACACACACCACCAGCTGCAGCTTCGTGACCACCGCCATCTAACAGTACTTGTGCTAGTTTACCTACATCTACTGTACATTCTTTATTTTTTCTCACACTGACTCTGTTTGTCTCAGTGTTGATAACGAACCCTATATCGGCACTCATCTCATCAACCAAGTAGTTACCTATATCACTAATCAATGTACTAGCGAAAGTGCTTATACATTTACGTTTTTTGCCTTGTATGGCTATAAATGCTTGGTGGTACGCTAGGTTGTTCACGGTTTTTTCGAGCTTGCGCTCATAAAATTCTATAGTTTTAGTTTGTTGGTCGTTGAAACCTTTGAAACCAAATTGAAAGTCCTTTAGAAACTTTTCTAAACGATCTCCTTGGTAGTTCCAGAACAAATAGTTTAATTTTTTACTTTGTGGGTATTTGTGAGTCCAGCTATCGTAATCATCCACAAGTAACAATAGTTTCTTTTGATTATCGTCTATAACTTCATCAAGTTTATGTTTATATAATTTATATAATAATTTTGCACAGCTTGAATATTCTTGTACTATAGCTTTAGCATGTTTATACTTGTCTTGGCTAGGTACGTGTGTCTTATGATGATCTACAACAACAACATTAGGTAGATCAATCAATTCTAATGATTGTGAAACGTCTAGGTCTAATATTATAATCTTGTTGTAATTTTCAGTCTTGTTTTTTCTTTTCCAAGCTGTAAAATCGTCATGAAATTTAGTAACCGTTGTCACTTTGTACGGTAGTGTGCTTTTGAGCGCCCATTTCAACAACAGGTAGCTCATGCTACCGTCTAGATCTGCATCTGTAAATACAATATTTTTCATTTAATTGATAAGTGGTATCTATAACCTTTCATTAGAGATTTCCTTACAAGAGGTTGGTTCGCTCTCATCCATGAGAAATTCGGTATATCATGTGCATCCCAATAAACTGTATTAGGGTTTATTGAAGCTGATAACCACCCGAACCCTCTTATACCAGAAATATAGCAAAGACATGTTGATAAGGCCACAAAGTCTTCATCAGCGGAATTTGATATAATTTTTGTAGATAGTCCCATTTTAGTCAGTCTAGTTGCGATGTTATTTAAAATAATTTCTGATTTATCAACGTTCGCGTCGGGTTTTCCTACTTTATGGTTACCGTAATATAAAGAGCAATTTTTATATTTTTTATGTAAATTATGTTTTGATACAATGTCTGGAAATGACGGTAGGTTGTTTTGGTCTACAAATGGACCCGGTGTGTCACTTAGTATGTCGCCTAATCTAACATGTATTGATATAGTATCAAGTTCCGGGGGTTGTTTTCTTTCGTCAACAATACGTTTTAATAGTTCAAAGTTTACATCAACTTTTGTACCGGTTGATCGTTCAAACTGTTTATTACGTTTCAAATACTCTTCTGCAATACTACCTTTGTATTTTAGGCCTTTTGGCATATTAAATCTAATAAAATCTGCTAATCTGTACATTTTTATTTCCCGAATTCGTATCCAAAATACTCAATATCTTTGGCATATTTTTTCTCAATGATTTCCCGAGTCTCATCGTCATAATATTCAGTATAATGTCTATGACTTGTTTTGTTTATGTTTTTAATTTGTCTCCGAGGTAGTTCAAGCCTATCTAAAATATTATCGAGGTCTGACTGTAATGTCTCAACTTTACCAACATAATCTATCAATAATTTACCGGTTGAATCGTATAGATGTTCAAATTGAGGTTGTGTGTGCCATGAATAATGATTACAACACGATGTATCATATGTATGATTTTTATCATCATTTTCAGTACTTACTAATTTGTAACAAAATTCGTTGAATGATGTCGGTTCGAAATGTGGTAATTTGTTCCACTCAGGGTGGTTGGTTAAATATTGCCAGCAAGACACAGCACGGGCAAAGGGATTTCTAACAACAGAAAATTTAAATAGTTTGTCAAACCTAGCATCTCCGTATAATTTTTTAGCAGAGCTAGCTAACCTAGGGCATTTTCTATGATACATGAAACCGTCATGATAAAGTAGCGTAGATTCTCTATTTACAATCTCAAGAATTGAACAACTAGCTGCCTTTGGTATTCTTATATATAGGCCTGTTTTAAATTTTAATAGCTGTGAAAAAAATATTTCAAAATATAATGTGTTTATTTCTAATTCACCGGCTTTGGTTTCAGTTGTTTTCTTCATAATCGTTACATATTTAGATTAATCACTCAATATAGACAAGGTACCGATAGTTTCACTCATCTGTTCTGTTTCGTTAACAGTTTCCTGCTCCGTAACCGTTAACGTACCGTAATCTATGTTCATAGCACATGTTCCGAAGTTTGGACCGAACCGGTTTTTCATCATACCCATGTTGATCACGTTCAATTCTGCATCTTCATCACGTTGCCAGATACTCACAACACAGTCTGCTGTTGCACCCATACCATAACTCTCACCTACTGATTCGAGACCTGGGTCTGTTTCATTATAGCCAGAGCGGTTTAGCTGTGTTGCTGTTATGATTGGACATTCAAACTTGTATGATATAGCTCTCACTTGTTCTGTTATCTTTTTTATCTGCTCATAACTACTACTACCCGCGGGTCCTTTGAGCAAATTGATATAATCTAACACTATCGCATCCGGTTTCATCACTATTTGTGATAATTTTTTGATGTATGCGGTGAGTTGTTGAGGTGTTATGGTACTAGGTGGGAACTCTTTTACAACTAATTGTGCATCTGAATGTTTTGATTTGAAGCTTTTCACACTTTCTTTGAGAAAATCTGTGCTCAAATGAGCTTCATTGATAGGTACTTGTGCTATATTAGAACTGAGTCGTTTTGCGTATAGCATTTCAGACATTTCTAAAGATACTAACAACACTTTTTTGTTTTGCTTACACAGGTTTGTAGCTATATTACCTAAAAATATACTCTTACCAACATTTGTTTCACCGGCTAGTACATACAAAGCGCGGCCGTTCTGCAAAAAACCACCGTTGAGCTTTTTATCTAACCAGTCCCAACCAGTGCTCATGTATTTTTCTTCTCTCAACATGTCATCAACATGTAGATCCACATCATCTAGATATCTGATACCGACATCAACATTCAAGTTTATGTTACATGCCGTTTCAAACTTAGTTAGTAGTTCACTAGGTTCTAGTTCTCCAGAAGAACCACGATCAACAACATCTAATAATGTTGTGTATACAGCACGTTCCTTTATGAATTGTTCTGTATTTTTGTACAGTTCATCTTTGTTGTAGTCTTTGTCTAAATTTTTGATATAAGTAACAACGTTTCTAACAGCTGTTTTAAGTTCATCTGTGTCACATCTTGTTTTTATTTCAGTTGATGTGGGTAGTTCACCATGGTCTATGTAAAACTCTGATAATAAAACATACGTCTGTTTTATATTCGAGTCTTTCAAGTGCTCTGGTTTCAGATAATCAATTATACTAGCCAGGTACCTATCATCTGACATGCAGTTATGTATGAGCACATGCTCAAACAATTGATCGTCTATACCAATCATGTTACCCGTACAATTCTAAAAATTTATCTGAGCTAGCTCTCCACACAGGATCTTCAAGAGATGCTAGACCAGGAGAGTCATGTACAGCGTGTATCATGCACGTTCCCAGTTTCATCTGCTTTTCATTCGCGTCCAAACACGCGGCTATGTCATAATGATGAAAATTAAACTCTTCATTGAATCGCCAACCAGTTTCCCTAGCTCGTTTGATGTTTACTGCTAAGAACAGGCCATCTAGTACTAAGCATCTCTGTGGAGTAGGTCCGTAAGTTGTTGACATCACTTGATTGGTGTTATTTCCGTACGGATGAAACACAGTACCACTCCATGTTTGGCGATCGCTCATGAGATGCCATAGTGTTGGCTTGTCTTCTGATATGTTACATGTACTGGCTCCCGCTAGACCGACAATATCATAACCATCTACATACATCGATTTGTACAATTTACCTCGTAATTTTGAATCATCTATATACAAATCATCATGACAAAAAATTACAATATCGTGTTTCTTTTCTATTTTTTTGGTGAAAAAATCGTTGTATACTTTAGGTAATCCTTTTTCATTCTCTTTGATGAATCTGAAGTTCGCTTGGCTGTTGAGTGCGTTTTTACATGAACCTAGTCTTGTTTCTTTTTCTTCTTTTTGTTTTGTAGCTGAAACAATCAGCAATGGTTTGAGTTCAATTTTTGTGTTGCTCATAGTTAAAATATAATAAATGATGAATTGATTTGCAATTGTGAAATTTCG